CCAAGCCCAAGACCGGCGCCGAGATGTGGGACGACCGCGCCGACCACCTTCTCGGCGACTTCGGGAAGATCGGCGTCTGACAGTCAGTCCGCCGCAGCTCGTGCAGCCCGGCGCTTGCGGGTCTTCTCGCGTGCGCATGCGCGACAAACACGATGCCCTGCCTTGTTGACGTAGGTGTTGACCTCGTCGAATTCGTGGTCGCGGATGCAGACGTCCTTGGCGGCGTTCAGCCCAGACACACTGCCAGACCGGTGAGCATTGATCTTCGTGGTCACCGGCTCCAGGTGGTCTGGTCGGACACATCTGCGATGTGGGCACAAGTCGCCGCCAGGGCACGACCGGTCTCTGCCGTGGCACAGGTGGTCGAGTTCGAGACCTTCAGGAATCAGCCCGACGGCCAACTCGTAGGCAACACGGTGCGCGACCTTCGATGGTCTTCCGAATCCGCCATAGCCGTGCGCGTTGACGCCCCCGCCCCAGATCCAGCAGTCGTCCGTCTTCTCTACCTTCGCCCAGAACCGCTGCTCTTCGGGCAGCCCACTGAGGGCCTCACCCGCATACCTGCGACGCCAGCGCTGATAACAGGGATTGCAGAGACCTCGGGCGTATAAGGCGCGGTAGCAGCCGTTCAGGCACGCATCAGAACTCATGTCAGAAGCATATCGCTTCCGGCTCTCCATCACTTCCGAAGCCCCGCCCGGACACCCCGGCGGGGCTTTCGCATGCCCACGAAAGACGAGGCACTCATGCCGACCGAACTTGAGGAAGCCCTGACGGCTGCAACTTCCGTCCCGGGCCTCGTGCAAAAGCAGATCGACCCGCTGCTCCTTGAGTACCAGCGCCGGTTCGCGCCGCTCCTCGCGGCGATCCCGGCCCGCCAGTGGGGCTCCACGCAGTACTTCTTCAACCGGCGCACCCAGCGCCCGGACGCCGGTGGCGTCGTCGACGGCGGCGCCCGCCCGCTCGGCAACTCGACCTACGAGCAGGCCGTCTTCAACATCAAGCTGTTCCAGGCCGTCGGCGCTGTGACGGGCTTCGCGCAGACCGTCACCCGCGACCTCGTTGGTGACCTGCGGCAGCTGGAAATCGACGGCACCGTCCAGTCGATGCTGTGGTCCGTCGAGAACTCCTTCATCTGGGGCAACGACCCGGCGACCGCCAACGGCCTGTACCCGATCTGCTCCGGCCTGGACTACCTGGTCTCGAACTTCACCAACGGGACCGGCTCCAACGCCTACACCAACGCGACCGACGGCGCGGGCGCGACCTTCAGCACCAAGATCCTCGACTCGCTGATGGCACAGGTCTCCAGCAACGCGGGTCTGCCCGTCAACGGCGGCAGCTACATGTTCATCATGTCGCCCGCGATCCTCGGATCCATCTCGCAGCTGCTCAGCACGCAGCAGCGGTTCATGGGCGAGATCGAGGTCGCCGCCGGTCTGATCGTCCCGACCTACCGCGGCGTCCCGCTGGTCGAGTCCTCGTTCCTCGCGCCCCGCTCCAACCAGATGGGCGCGGTCTCCACCGCGACCGCCACCACCGGCGGCACCCTCGCGGCGACCACGTACTACTACCAGGTCAGTGCGGTGATCGCCCGCTTCGGCGAGATCCAGTGCTCCACCGAGGTCTCCCAGACCACCACTGGCTCCACGTCCACGGTGACGTTGAGCTTCTCCACCCCGACCAACATGCCGGACGGCGCCTCCCCGATCCTGTACAAGGTCTACCGGTCCACCACCACCGGCACCGAGTCCCTCGTCGGCGTCGTCGACGCGTTCGACACCACCGGCACTGCCGTGACCAGCATCATCGACACCGGCACCAACCTGCAGACCAACAGCTCCGGCAACACCGGCCCGACCCTGTACCAGGGCGGCAACAGTGGGGCGAAGGCGCGCGGCGCGGGCCACGAGGACATCTACCTCGTGCCGAAGGACCCCAACTTCTTCCTGCGCCCGTACACCCGCGACATGCAGGTCATCCCGCTGGCACCGACCACGACCAGCCCGGACGTCCTCCCGTTCGCCGTGGTCACCGACACCGTGGCTGCGTTGCGCGCGCCGAAATATGCCGGGCGGTACTCGCGCCTGGTCAGTGCTGTCTGATCCCGCGCCAGGCCCCGGCCGACCAGTCCTCGGCCGGGGCCAGCTCATCCCCTGCAACTCCTTGAAGGAGGCGACAGTCCATGTGGCTGCGCAAGAGCCGTGCGCCCGGGTCGGCGCCGGGCGGCTATAGCTGGACGACCGCCGAGGATGCGGTCGAGGTCCCCTACGATCTCGGTCTGCAGCTCCTCGGTATCCGCGACGCGGGCTTCTCCGAGATCGCACCGCCCGAGGTCGCTCCGGAGCCCGAGCCAGACCCGGCCGATGACGACAACAGCGACAACGGCGAGCAGTCCGACACTCCGGCGCCGGCCAGGCGCGTCGGACGTCCGCGCAAGACGCCCGTCGCAGAGTAGGGGGCGGTCGTGGCCGACACCGTAGCGCCGCTGGCCACGCCCGCCCAGTTCTCGGAAGGGCCCTTGGCGGACCTGGTGCGGGACTACTCCACCGATGCGCTGATGGACCTGCTGATGGAAGCGACCCGCATGCTGGAGGACTACGCCGACCGCAGGCTGGCGCCGTTCACCGACATGGTTGAGACGCAGCGCGCGGACGCCTTGGACATCGAGGATGCCCTCGACGCGTATGTGCCGTTGGATCCGACGTCGCAGTTGGGGTTCTCGCGGGCGCAGTCGCTGGGTTCGACGCTGCTGGTGCGGCACTTCTGGTTGCGGGAGTTCCCGCCGCGCACCCCCGAGTACTGGGCCGGGTCGTTGACGAGCGTGCAGTTGCTGCGTTCGTTCTCGGGCGTCCAGGACGTGGATGTGACGCAGTTGCAGTACGAGCCGGACACCGGGCATGTGCGTTTCCAGCTGGGGACGTTCGTGCCGCCGGGGACGACGATCGTGTCCACGTACTCGGGCGGCTACTCGACGGTCCCGTCGTCGCTGGTGCGGGCGTGCAAGTTCGCGACGGCGAGCCTGGCGGTCGCTGAGCTCGATCCGGCGGTGCAGTCGCATGATCCGGATGACCTGTGGTCGCGGGCCACGCAGATTGTCGGCTCGTACGCGAGGGGCTGACCGTGGCGGCGAAGCGCAAGGCGATGTCGGCGGCGACGAAGGCCAAGATTTCGAAGGCCTTGAAGGGCAAGCACCACAAGCACCACGGGCACAGGGAGTCCGCAGCAACTCGCGCGAAGATCGCTGCGAAGCTCAAGGCCCGCTATGCGGAGCGCAAGAAGGCACGGCTGGCGCGGCTCGCCGCGGCGAAGGCCGCGCGCGCGAAGGCCAGGGCTGCGAAGACCGCCGCCCGCAAGGCCGCGCGGAAGACCGCCCGGAAGTCGCGTCACCGTGTGCTGCGGGCCGGCCAGCGCTCACCGCTCACCGCTGCCCAGCGGCAGAACCGGTCCGAGATGGGCTACCGGCCGAAGCGCCGCGTGGGTTCGCGGGTCGGCAACTCCTCGCCTCGGTCTCGCCGGATCCGGCGGATTCATCACCACGTGAGGTAGGGGGTGGCGGTGGGTACTGCTGATGCGGTTGTCCGTGAGACCAACTGGTTAACGTCGTACAGCCCGGCCGACGGTTTGCCTGCGCTGTTGTCGTCGCAGGGTGGTCCGTTCGATGTGGTGCAGGCGTACTGGCCGCGCACTGCGGCGACGCGTCAGATTCAGCTGTATGTGACGCGGCGGGCGATCTCGGTGGAGCGGTTCGGCTTCAGCCGGAAGATCATCCACTATCCGTTCGTCCTGCGGATCATCTGGCCGCTGTCGTCGCAGTCCGGGTCGGCCGAGGACGTGCAGCAGGCCATGGACAACGCCGTCGAGCTGGTGCTGCAGCGCGTCAACGGGCCTCTGGTGGTGCCGATCAACAAGACCCACGGCGCACGGTTCATGTCCGTCGCCGAGGACCCGTGCGTGATCGGCGTCGACTTCGGTGATCCCGAGCAGGCCATCGGTCAGGGCCAGTTCCGGGCGACGGTCACCTACACGGCCGACGACCGGGACTACCTCTCCTAACTGCTCCCGCCTGCCTTTCTCTTCAGCCCCCTGCGGGTCCCGCCGGGGGTTTTTTCCATGCCGTGACTGCCCCGGGAGATGCCGTGCTGCAGCGCAATACCACCGCCTATCCGTGGACCTGGGCCGGGGATGCGCCGTACGCGGTGCTGCCCGGTGAGACGGCCGACTATCCGGTGCTCCTGGCTGGCTGGACGCCGGTCGGGGACGAGGCATCGGCACCTGATTCCGAGGTCGTGAAGACCGCCATCAAGAGCAAGCGGCCTGCCGCTGCGGACACCCCCGAGGGAGGTGGGCCGCGATGACTCTGCTCGGGCGGTCCGGTTATGTGGGCCTGGCGAAGGAAGTTACGCAGGGGACGTGGGTGACGCCCTCGTACTTCCTGCCCTGCACGAAGATCGACTTCGAGCCGGTGTTCGACCAGCTCCAGGACCTCAGCTACCGGGGCAACGACTCGAACCTGCAGGGCCTGTACCAGGGTCCGGGCAGCAGCACTGTCGACCTGGAGTTCCCTGCCTATCCGGATTCGATCGGGTACGCGCTGCGGATCATCGGTCCGGACACGGTCACGGCCGGGGTCTCCACCACCCTGTCGTCCTCGACGATCGCGGGCGCGACGTCGATCTCGACGGCGGTCACGATCCCGACCGGCTCCACCATCATGATCGACACCGGGTTGAAGGTCGAGTACGCCACCACCGGCGTCCCGACCGGCTCCGGGCCCTACACCATCCCGATCACCGCCCCGGCCGCCGGGCTGACGTACGCCCACAACTCCTCCGTGGCAGTGGCGACACAGACGACGCACACGTTCAAGCAGTCCGCATCCACCCTGAAGCCCACGTACAGCCTCACCGAGTTCAACTCCTTCGAGGACTGGGGCTACCCGGGCTGCATGCTCTCCGACGTGTCGATCAAGGTCGATCCGAAGGCGATCTGCACGATCGACGCCAAGTTCACCGGCTGGATCCCGGCCGTGCAGACCGGCATCACCGCGACATTCAGCGAGCCCGCACCGCTGCTGGGCTGGCAGTTCGCGATGACCAACGCGGGGGCGACCTCGACGCGCGGCCTGACCTACACCATGGACCTGAAGCGGCCCACGGAGGCGATCCACGCCTCGAATGGCTCCCAGCAGCCGCGCGAGGTCTTCTCGGGCGTCCTGGACGCGGACGTCACCTACTCCGCGATCTACGAGAACGACACCGACTACAACCTGTACTTGAGCGCGCTGCAGAACAACCCGACGACGATGACCATGGCGCAGCCCGTCGGCGCAGGCGTCGACGCGGCGGGCGGTTCGCTGACACTGACGACGAGCCAGCCCGGCTGGTCCAAGGGCAAGCCCGACATCTCCGGGACGTACGCGAAGGCCGACTTCGCGATCAACGGGATCTACAACACCACCGACGGCGGCAGCGTCCAGGCGATCTTGAAGAACTTCACGACCGCCGCCTACTGACGATCAAGGGCTGCCCCGGTGGCAGCCCCTCCAACTCCCCGGTTGCGCGCGTCGGGCGTCGCCGCAACCGGGGCCCAACACCCACGCCCGCAACGCCCCGACCAGGAGACCCCCATGACCGCCAAGAAGACCCCCGAAACACCCCGGGGCACCGGCTACACCGAGCGCTTCAAGCTCGTCGACTTCTCCCACCTCTCCGCAGGCGGATCCATCCTGATCCGCAACCCCAAGCTCCTGCCCCCCGAGAAGATCGAAGCCGTCGTCGCCGCCAGCGAATCCCCCGACCGCGCGGTAC